AAATCTCTGCCTCATCGATCCGGCCCGATTCCAGATCCTCACGGCTCACGCCGGCAAAGAGCCAATCCCATTCAAAGTTATCGACGCTCAGATCCGATTTGACCGCGACCGTCGAGGTGAGCCCCGGTGTATTTGTCGAGTAGAAGATCTCGCCCCCGATCGTCAGATCATCGTCAAGATCCGTGCAGCGCAGGATCGTCCCATCGGTGTAGACGATCTCCCACGCATAGCACAAGGTCGTGACTTCCTTGGCGATCGCAGTCAGGAATGCGGGGGCGTAATTACGGCTCATACTCGGATCTCGATTATTGGGATATCCAGATGCCCGATCGCGGGTGTATCAAGCGTGATCTCAAGCTCATCGATGCCGAAACGTACCGGCACGTCGAACTCCCCTCCCCAACTCAAGACCGCATCCGTGGCGAGGGGAGACGCAAGAGTGATGATCCCCGTCGCGTAATCAATCGTGTAGTGCGTAGTCTCTGTCTTGCGCACGCTATCGATCGCGACGATGATCGTGCCGCTGACAGGTTTCGTGATCTTCCGCGACAGCGACCGCGCCCCTTGCGTGTAGGTCTTGTAAAGCTGAAAAGCCGTGGTCGATCCATCCCCGACTCCGATTGCTTGGTCAACATCGGTATAGGTGTCAGCGGAACCGCACGATTTGTAGTCGAGCCAATCTTTCCACCTGAAGCCGACCGCCCGGCCGGCGACGGCATGAAAGTAGGCGATCAGCGTGTCAAGCTGTGACCGGGTACGCACGCCGAGAGCCGCGTTGTACTTGTGACGCGGATATTTCCAGCCGATGTTCCGCTGCTCTATGGCCGACAGAGCTTCGGCAATCTGTGTGAAGTAACCGGGGCCCCCGACAGATCCGAAACTGATATCGTCCGGAAAGCGGGGGCTCTCAAGGAATGTCGCCATTACCCGTTCCTCCGATTCGCACGCTGTAGACCGCGTGCCATCATCGATTCGACCTCACCCGAGTTTTTCTTGAAACTCTTCGCGTCCTTGGCGTTGACCGTCATGTAGACGTTCCCGCCGCCGCCGCCGCCCCCGGCCTTGAGGTATGACTTCAGTTCTTCAAACGTCCGATTCTGCTCCCGATCGAGCACCCTTTCTCCGGTCTGCAAGATCGCCGGAACCTCATCGAGCGCAAGACCGCCAGCATGGTAGCGAAGGGCATATTTCTTCCCGACGTTCCCCCCACCGTGGAAGACCGCGCCCGTAACTTGAGTCATCTGCGGAGTACCCGCTGCCGGTGTGCCGCCGCCGCCGCCGAAGAGTCCCGCGAACCCTGCGGCCATGCCGATGAAATCGGTGCCGCCAGCCCCACCGGTCAGTTGAAACATGACCTGTCGCGCCATGATCTCGGCGACCATATCCTCAAGAACGTCTATGAAGTGATCGAGCAGCCCGTCGAACTCTGCGTGCATCACGTCGATGAAGCTCGACTTGAAAGCTCCCTCCATGCCCCGGGCCGCTTTTTCAGCCACCGCTACGCCGAATTCAAACGTGTTCTTGATATCGTCCTTGTATTTCTCCCACCCGGCTTTCATACCCGCGCCCATTGGCCCACGCTGCTGCCAGTGTTCCATCGCACGGATCTGATTCTGCGTAGCTTGGATCTCAAGCTGCGCGATCTCGGAGAGGATCTGCGCACGCTCCCGGTCGAGCGTGACTTCTACGGGCTTGAGTTGTAGTACCTTGATCTTGGCCTGTATCAGTTGCCGCTCGTACTCGATCTCCATCGTGACCGCATCGAAGTTCGATATCTCGCCACGCTTGGCCGCAAGCTGATTCCGCTCGTTCATGAGGGTGATTTCTTCCTCAAGTACGCGGAGCCGACCTTCACGTTCGGCTTGTGATAGCGTGCGGCTGTAGGAGATCTCGTCGGCTAGGTACTTGATGCCGATCCGGGCAAGTTCCTCCCTCTTCTGCGCGATCTGCGTGTCCAGAGCGAGAATTTCAAGTCGCCCCTGACTGCTGACGCGGATCTTGTCTTTTTCCTCCTTGGTTTCCGCCAATCGGGCCGCAGTCATGCGCTGCACGACCGCTTTCTGCGCCTGAAGGGAAGAGATCTCGCTGCGTATTGCCTCCGCGTTGAGATCAGAGGCTTGCTTGAGATAGGTCTGCTCGGTGATGAGCAGCATGTCGAGGTTGAGCTTGAGATTGTCCTGACGGGTCTTGTAGGCCGCTTGCCGGCGAGTCTCGGCCGATCGTAGCTGCGCAAGTTCGTACTTGCCATCCGCTTCGATCTGTGCCAGCCGCTTCTCCCGCTGCGCATCGGATTCCGGAAGATCGATACCCGGAGTCTTGACGTTCTGGTTCTTCCCGAGCATCACCTTCCGCTGGTATTCGGCATATCGCCGATCGAACTCATCGAGGAAGCCACCCGAGAAAAAGTCAGCGGATTTCGTACCGAATTCCCGCCACGCCGCTTCGGCATTTGCGAGGTTCTGCCGCGCTTTTTCAAAGTTCCCTGTCAGGATATTGACGATGATCGCTCCGAGCGATCCGCCAAGCTGTACCAAGTTCCAGAACGCTCCGATCAGGAGGCCGACTTTCTCCATCAGGATCGGGAAGACAGTGTAGAGCAGCATCCCCCACCCGTTGAAAATCTCGTTCGTGTAGGCTGCAAGCGTCCTGAATACCGGCCCGAATCCCTTCAAGAGACTCCACACACCCTCGATCACGCCTTTGACAGCCAGCCAGCCCCGGTGCAAGACCGTACCGATCTCGCTTGAGTGCTCCCGGGCCCACTGAACCAACTCACGGACACCCGCGTTGATCTCCTTGTAAAAATCCTCAAAACTGATACGGAGGATCTGATTCATGACCGTCGTGATCGAGGTGCCGATCGCGGCCCATGTCAATTCAAGATCTTCACTCGCGGCCGTGAAGCCGTTGAGCAGTTCCCCGAGTCTCAGAACGAGAGTCCCTTGTTCCTTCCACAACTCGATAGAATCCCGCAAGCTGCCATCCACCATCCGATCGACAAGGCGGGATAACTGGTCGGTGGCGCGAAGATCCCCGTTCAGGAGCGCACGAATTTCCTGCCGGATCTGGATCTCGCGGTTTGCCACACCGGCCGAAATAGTCGCGACGGCGTTTGCGATGTTCGTGAAAGCTGCGATCTCGGCTTCGCTGTTCACATTGAGCAGCACGCCGGCTTTCAGCATTTCCTCGTTCATCTTGTTGAGGTCTGCACCTGTCGCGATGGTCTTGGCATCGACCCGTTCCATCACCAGTGCAAGCTGCTCTGCGTAGTCTCGCGCTTCCTTGTAGTTGGCCTGAAGATCCTCCCCGGGCATGTAGGAGGTGATCAACGCGGCCATCTTCGTAACGGACAGGTTGAAGTTCTCGACAGCATCGTAGGCGGGTGTGATCGATGCCGCGATCATTTCAAAGGCACGCCGGGCCGCATACTCAAGGATCAGGAATTGACCCGCAAGCCCGGTGAGTTTCGCGCCGAAAAAAGTAAGACCGGCGAGAGCACCTCCTAGTGCTTCGGCGGTCTGATTTGTCGCGGAAACTATGACCTCTACACGCTGACCATACATAGTTCACCTAGTCCGGGCATGTTTTACAGGCTTGGATAAACCCTTCTCCAAGTTCACGACGGCATTTCTCGATCTCCCGACCCTTGCAGTATTCCCCCGGGGCTTGGTCTACTCTCTTCGGCCGGCCGTCGCTACCGTCGCCCCCGAGGAATGCAATCACAAGTTCCCGATACAGAACTTGGCGATGCTGGTATTGGATGTAGGGCTCTGCTTCTTGTGGGGTCACTCCCCACTCGATTTCTTGCCGCCGGGTGATATCCCCGGCGGCAAGAACGAGTATTACTTTGTCGATCCAGTCGGAGTCGGCATCTTGACCTTTCCTTTGACGCTCTGAATCATCCCCGACAGCTTCAAGCCTAATTCCGCCACCGGGTTGCAGTCGAAAAAATCTTCGATAATCTCCACCGTCTGTTCCGGAGTCAGATCGAACTCGATGCGTCTCCCAAGCTCGACCGGATCTTTCTCGATCAGCCGCACCCCATCCTCTTGAAGAACGATGCCGATTGCCGTTGGCAGTCGATCTCCAAAAGCCGCTACGATCGATAGCGGTGAAGAGTCGAGCGGAAGTGCCAAGCCATCAAGCAGCCCGAGCAACTGCCGCAACTGACCGAATACTACCGGTTTCTGCACGTACTCCTTGTCGCCGATCTTGTAGGTCTTCATGTGTCCTCCATCCGTGCCGCGTGGTGTCAGTCAAAGGTCAGAACGATCTCGTCATCGCCCGTGTTCATCGCAAGTTCAAAGGTGGAATCCGCCACCGAGAGACTGTTCCGATCGGAGTCGCCGATCTTGGTGTAGACCAGTTTCGGCGCGGTGATCCCGATCCGGTTGTACTGCGTGGCCCCGAGGTTGAAGGCCAGAGCCGCAGCCGTGCCGCCTTTCCACAGCCCGTAAAAATCGTGGGTCGCGACCAGTTCCATTTCCGGATCGAAGGAGCCGGTCGGCCGGCGATCGGTGAGCAGGGTCGAGAAATAACCCTGTGCGCTGGAAATATCGTCGCGCAGCGCAAGCACGTTCCCCATGTCGAGGTTGAGAGATTGGATCTTGGCGGCATACCCGCCGACCGTCAGCGATGCGCCAAGCAGAGCCGGTGGCACGGTCGCCTCGTAAGTGGGGGCGATCATCGCCACGTCGGCCGAAGAATCGTAGACACCGAGGAATTCAAAATCGCAGTAGCAGATCTCCCCGTTCTTGAAGCCGAACTTGACGCTGCCCCGGGCCCCGCGAACGATGTGCCGCAGCCCGTCGTTGAAGACGGCGATGGTCAGCGAAGGAACACCCGTGCTTGCCGGGGCGTAGACCACGTTTTCGGTGCCCGGCGTTTCATCGACCGTCTCGCCGAATCCGCAAGCACGGAGGTACGTGCCGATCGCCGGCTTCAGCGACGAACTGTAGGCGGAACCGGCCCCCTTGATCTCGCCCCGGAAACTGACCTTGGCGGCTTGAGTGCCCGGCACCGGCTGAAACTTCGACAGGGTTTCGGTGAGCACCTGTCTCGGGTTCATCTTGATATCGGGCTCAAACTTCAGATCCGTAACCATCACCCCACCTTCGGCTGCGGTGATAGTTTCGGCGACTCCCTCGACGGCTTCGATCTTGGCCGCGATCACCCGGCGTCGTGTCAAGATTGGCATGGTCTAGCCCTCCTTCTTCGGCTCTTTAGGCTCTTGTTTGCGATTGATCACGACGGTTTTGGAGCCGTCGCGCACTGTGATCTTGAGTCCCTTCTTTTTCCCCATATTTCGGCCTCCTTCGCGTGAAAATCGGCCTCCAAATTTGCCCTAGAATCAACGATCTTGGGCCGACTAAGGGGGAAGCCTAGCCCATTCTGCGGTGCAATATCTCGATATCCGAGACGAAGAAATAAGTCGGGTGGTGCCGCCCCTCATCGTTGGAACTTAGAGTCGGGTGAGTCCAAATTGCGTGACCTCCCCGGGTGTAGTCCTTGAGTAGCGCATCATCGATCAGTTCCTCGATCCGGATCAGATGCTTCGCTGCCTCTTCCTTGTTCTCGGCGTAGAATCCGAAGTAGATCCTGACGGTATGCTTGCCGTCCCGGCCCCCGCTGACGAAATCCTTCTCCGTGTCGGGCCGGGTGAGCAGGACGTAGGGAAGTTGCTCAAGACCGATCTCGACGCGCACGCGGTAGCCGGTGGTGACGGTGAGTTCCTTGCCGAATGCCGCGATGAGATATGACCGGAGAGCCGCATCCCCGGTCAGTGTCTCTTTGATGTTCTCGATTACGTCTTGGAAACTCATCTCGCCAGATCCTTGAACTTCTCCGGGCTGATCCCCGCATGAACCGCTACGACCATCAGCACACCCTTCACGTACTCAAGAGAGGCGTTGATCTTGGCAATCTCGGCCTCGATTCGTTTCTTCGCCTCCAACTCCCGGGCAGAGCACCGGGCGCACTCATCCTTGGTGATGAAGGGAGGATCGGTGGTGCGATCGAACAAGACACCGATGAATCGCCGAAGGATCTCCCAAATAAGTACGGCCCCGACTCCCGAGCCAATGATCCCCGGATCTACCGTTGGAATAGTCATGGGTTTCTGATCCTCCGAAGTTCGTTCCTGACCTGTTTCTCTAGCTCCTTCACAATCCCGCCGCTCCGGGCGAATTCTTCAAGCGCATCCTCCGCGTATGGTCTGCGCCCGAACTTGGTATGAGTGAACAGCCCTTCGTGAACAGCCATCGCGTATCTCGCACTGTCAAAGACAACCGCTTCACCATGACGGGCGCGGAAACGACCTACTTCGGTATCTTTAGACTCGCCCGGCTCAAGCCAGTCGAGAGATCTTTTAAGGTGGCCGGTGCGTACTGGCACCGGGTATTCCCCGGGGGGAACTTGAGAGCCTTTCTTGCCTTTGTTGTTGAGCAGCCGGATCGCCCGGCGATGGATGTGCCTTGCGATGTTGGCGAGGCCGCGATCGATCGCTACCGGCATGTACCGACGCACGGCTGCAAGGTTCGCGACTACCGCTTGGTTCCCGTATACCTTGACCCGAAAAGAGATCATGGTATGTACCTATGTATCTTTGTTGAACGGATCGGAGACGTAGACTCTGCTTGCGTAGCCGGCTCCGGTTTCCGTCGCGTCCGAGACGATCTTCAGGATCAGACTCTCGGCTTCCGCGAGGTAATTCGCCCGAGCCCGTTCCTCCATGTTCGGAGCGTCACGGTTGTACTCGGATGCTCCCGAAACAACGACGTTCGCGAGACGAATGTTGATCCGTCTCTCAAGCATCTCTGCCGCGCACAGACAGATCTCCGCACGCTTGGCGTAGTCTTTTACAGGTGAGGTGGTATTGGCGTATCTTGCCGAGCCGATTCGACCCGCCAAGATCGCAGAGGCCGACGCGATCACGTCGGAGACGTATTTGTGCCACTCCCCTTGCGGGATGTGGAACATTTCAAACTTGAATCCGAGACTTTCGATATCCGCGACGATCGTTTTCGGCATAGGATCAGTCAGCCGGGGGCCGAAGCCCCCGGCTGTCCTTTAGGATCAGGAAAGAGCACAGCGACGGAACTGATCGATCTCGCCGATCACGCCGTTGTAGGCACCAGTCCAGATGTGATCCGCACCGAGCTTGAGTTCGCTGCGCACGGGGGGCCGGGCGTTGAGATCTTCCCACTCGCCCCGCTTGTTCTTGCCGCCACGGATCGCGACGTAGTAGGACGAGGCCGCGATCTTGGTCGTGGTGATCATGCCGGCGATCGGGAACACGATCTCAAGGTTGTTCGTGTTCGGGTTGATGAAGGAGGCCGCGAGAGCCTTGAGCAGCCGGGCCCGGAGGGTCGGATGGCAGACGATGATGAACTGCTCGTTCTCGTTGACCGGGTAGCCCTTGGCTTCCAGAGCCACAAGCATCGCCGCGCAAGCGGTGTTGATCGTGGTCACGTCATCGGTGACGAAAGCCTGATCCGCCCCGGCCCCGAGAGCCGCGATCAGCCCGTAGAAGAGGGTCGCTTTCTTGTCCCACCAGCGACGAACCGTGTCGGCCGCAAGCTCGTCGATCTTGTAGTATTCGTTGAAACGCAGCCAGTCATCGAGGATCGGGAAACCCCCGGTGAACCGCAGCATCGAAACGCCAGCCTTGGCGGCGGTCGGGAGCTTGGAAAGTTTGGCCTCTTCCCCGGGCTCCTGCTGGAAGAACGTCACGCCCCCGGTGATGTTCAGCATGTCGAACGTCTTGGTGGTGGCTTGACGCATGTTGACCTCATCGAACAGGATCTCGTAGCCGCGATCCGGCATCTTGAGAGTGTCGGTGAGGCGATGAACGATCGGGTTGTCGGCCCCGGTGAGGTTGCCATCGGCACCGCTCATCTTGACGTTGCCGATCGGCGCAGAGGCGATCTTCTGGAAGTAGGCGACAACCGCTTCCACGATCTTTTCCTTGCGCTCACTCGGCGGAACTTCGTTGATCCGTTTCCAGTCGATGATCTTCATCCTGAAGCCCTCCTATCGGCTACGAGCTAGTTGTTTTCCAGCATCAGAAGAACGGTGGTGTCGGTCTGTGCCGCATCTTCGATCGCGATCCCGCACCGGGTATTGTCGGTGGAGGTCTTGTTGATCTGCGAGTCGGCATCGTCCCAATAAAGAACGTCGCCGGCCGCGACAGCCACGGTGTTGTCCTTCGGGAATTCCATGCGGCCCCGGTACGCGAAGACGTTGATCGCGTCGGCATCGGCATCGTTCAGAGCGACAAGCACCTGACCGTTCTTGAGCAGAATGTCGGCGATCGCAGTCGCAGCGGTGTGGGCGACCTTGAGAGTCCGGACGTTGGCGACGGAATCGCGGATGGTTGCTTTAGCCATGATGTTGCCCTCCTATCGGTGGATGATTAATCTTCGGGGATCAGGGGGTTTTTCTTGGCCCCCTTGTCCGTACCATCTTCGCCACGGAGTTGCGATTCGGCCGGGAACTTCTCGGCGACTCGCTTCTCGATCAGATCGACTTCGCCCCGGAGAAAATCGATATCGAAGGAGCCGGCCCGGGTCTTCATCGCCTTCTGCTCATCTTCGGTGTCGCCGATCTCACCGAGCTTGGCCCGGCCGGCAACGTAGCGGCCGATCAGATCCGCGTGGTACTTCTCGCCCATCGCGGCTTTCGGCTTCAGATCCTCGACCTGACCGGAGAGTTCGGTGATCTTGGCATCCTTGCCGTCGAGCACTTCGCTCACGACTTCCACGACGTTCTCGGCCGTCACTTCGCGGCCGATCTTGGCAGCAATCTTCCCGTAGGGCATCTTGTCCTCCTGTTTTTCGGGTTTCGTATCGATCGGTGTCTTGACGGCTGCTCCGTACTGCGCACCGAGGTATACGAGCGATCCTTCGTAGGCTTCGCCCGGCCCCTTGTATTCGTGGTAGAGCGTGCGCCCCTCCGCATCCTTGACAGCCTCACGGCTCGACGCGGTGAAGCCGATACTGACGAAATCGAAGATCCCCGCATCGATCTTGGTCAGCGTTTCTTCGCTCACACCCTTGACCGGGATGTAGAACCACGGAGCGAGGAACTGCACCTCGTCGCTACCTTCGGGCAGACGAAATTTCTCCCCGGTCAGAGCTTCGGCATCGGCACGCGACAGTGACTCGATCTCGACTTCAAAGAACTTCCCGAGTGCGGATCGCTGTGCGTTGTAGTCGTGATCAAGGAGTAGAGTCTTGCGGGGGAGAGTGTCTGCGAATGACTTCAACAGATCCTCGCTGAAACGCTCCACGTCGCGATCGACGGCGTTGTTTGCGAGGCGCATCTGGCCGACGTAGATCTCGTCGGCCGTGAAGGTGCGGCGGGTGAATTTGTTGATCTTCTCAAGCTGCTCGGCCGTAGGCGATGTGGGGCTCTGCTTATAGCCGGCGACGGCTACGGACTTGTGCGTGAGCTTCATTTCTGCTTCTCCCGTGCAAGCACGTCTTCGATCGTGACCATATCTTTTCTGCCCTCGATCGGAGCCCCCTTGAACTGCTTCTCTTCGGGCTTGGTAGCTTCTTCGGTGATCCTGATAGGTTTCTTCGCCATGTCATTACCTCCGTGAAGTGATGTTCAGTCGGTATCATGTAATCGACACACGCTCTGCCTATCTATGTGAGAAAATATTCACCGCATAAAAAAAGGGCAGGATTACTCCTGCCCAAACACCCGACGCGGCGACGGGATGGAACTAGGTTGCCAGTGCCTCACAAATAGAGCACGCATCCGGGGCGGGTATGAAAACGATTACCCACTTCCCGTTTCTCTCTTCCACGCTGTTTGCACACCGGCAGTTCGGGTGAGTATCCTGCCCGGCGATGATCGCGTTCCTTGTGTCGATCCCCCGCGCCGACCATTCGGCCACCTTGGCACGCTCGGATGCCATCGCCATCTCGGTACGAACCAAACGCTCCCAATTAGCGTTCTGCGCCCCAAACATCCGTTCCAGAGCCCCCGCTACGACGAGGGGGCTGCTGCCGGCAAGAACGTGGGCCTCCATCGCGCCGAGGATCTGCCCCGTGATCGCCTTGGTGGCGTTGTCCTTGACGAGACTGAACCCGTTGGCGACCAGATCCTTCAGCGTCTCTTCGTTCCGGAGAATATCGAGGATCGGCCGCTCGGAGCCAAGCATGTTCGCAGCCTGAAATACACCGTTGGAGAATGCTTCACCGTAGTACCAGATCAGCGGCGAGTTCGGATCGCCCGGGCGATAGATCCCGATCATCGTCTTGAGAGCATCGAGGATCGACGCACGCTGCTGTTCCGTGTAGGTGAAGAGATCGCGGGTCAGATCCGCCTTGCCGCTCTTGAGCGGCTTCAGGCCAAGGACACCCATCACCCTGTCCCGCAGATCGTTCCAGTCCTTCTCAAGCTGCCCGTAGAACTGATGCTCGACCGCATCCATCGCCGGCCAAGCTATCGGCCGGGTAGACTCGACCTTGGCCCCGTGGTGGTCGCAGCCGCAAGCCCGGGGCTCTTTCCCCCGCTGTCCGATCGACAGATCCTCCCGCTCTACCACGATCCCCGCTTCGGCCCCGGTGGTCATGTAGTAGTAATCCGCTTGAGCGTTGAGGAACCGGGCTTGAGCCTGTGCCACTACGTCGTGAAGGTTGACGTTCTCCCATTCGATCCACCAGTCACCGTCTTTCCAAGTACGGCCCCGGAGACGGAGCAGCGTCTTGACGAGATCCGTGAAAGCTGGCGTGAGTGCCGCTTGCCGCGTTGCCACATCCGCAAGTAGCATCTCTGCTTCACTGTTGGAGAGCCGTTCGGTCGTAGACCAGTGGAGCCCGAGCATCCAAGGCGGGAGCCGGCTTTTCGCTACGATCTGTTCAAGTACATGACGTGCCGGCACCTCAAGTTCAAGGATCTGACCATCGGCTCCGATCACCTTGATATCGATCTCGCTGTCACGATCGATCGCCCGGATGAAGTCGGCACTCTTCCCCTCCCGCTTGGCGCGGATCGCGGTGTCAAACTCTGCGTACATCTGCTTGACTCGCGCCTCATGATCTGCGCCGTCGCGCCGGCTTGTCTTGTAGACGATCGAAAAGCTCGGATCGCCGAACCGCTCCCATACGTTTCTTGTCGCATTCTGGATCGTGACGAGGATCTGCGACACGAACTCGCAGGATCGAAACAGCGGAGTGCCATAGGGATTCTGGTTCTCGTTGTCCAGTCCGAAGTAGATGAGTGTTTCGGGGCGCAACTCCGTATAGGCAAGATCCCCATCGGCCAACTGAAACAACTTGACCCCCTCCCCTGCTTTCTCCCGCTTGAAGCGTATGAACTTGGAGTCAGCCACGCGGAGCCCGATAATATCGTCACGCTTCGGGCTCACGATGAACTCACCAAGACCGAATCCCTGTTCAAACGCCTCATTTGCGATCGAGGTATGGAATGCTTGGATTCCCCGCTGTAGATCGTTCACACGGACATTCGACATCCATTCCCTGATTTCCTTCACCAGAGCGTCGTTCTTGCCGCTGACCGTGATTACGCCATCCAAGCTGATCAGCCGGCCGATCGCGGCATCCACAACGGGGATCGCCTCTCGCATGTACTCGTAGAACTCTGCTTCGACCTTGCGGGGAATGAAGCTGCCGAGGTATTTCGTCCAAACACCGAGCCCGTCATTCGGCCGCAACTGCACACCCGCTGCCGGCCGCTGCGGATCGATCCGCTTCCGCCTGAAGATATCGAATACGTTCATACGAAAATATCCTCCCTTCCGTCGCCCGGTAATATGATTCGCAAGCTCACGATCCTATCCGCATCGATGGTGTGATCATCTACATCCTTAAAGATCCGGTGTCGCTGACCGACCCGGTAAGTATGGTTCGGGTACTGAAGGATAATGTCAGGATCGTGCGGGTACTGTAGTTGCTGCCGCTGCATCTTGGCGACGAGCAGATCCGTCGATAGTTCCTTGCCGTTGAGCTTCAGTGGCTTCTCTGTCACCTTGTCATAGACGAGGTTCGCATCCTCATCCACCGCTTCGTATGTCGCCCCGAATTGGTATCCGACGAGGCGATCTTCGTACCGCTTGGCTGCATACGCATCCTGATTGTGAAGCATGTGGACTACGGCACTGCCGGCGTTGCCGAAGTCGATCCCCCATCCCATCGTGCAAGTACCGGGATCGAAGATATCGTCCAAGCAGTCGATAGCTTCAGCCTGTTGATCGTAGCTGACTCCCTTCAAGCTGATCCGTGCGACCAAACGATGCACCCGCCCGATCACCTGTTTGACATAGATCTCGGTAGGATCTTGAGTGAAGCCGAGGTCGCAGCCGGCGAATAGCAGCCCCCCGAGGGGCGAGAATGCCTTTTTCAGTTCCCGGCGAATGTCGAAACTCGACAGGCTGATCCGTGTATCTTGGATGATCGTCTCGACCGGTTTCGTCTTGCGCTGATCGCGATCGACACCCGCCCGGAACTCTGCTTGGTAGATCGTCGCCTCCCGCTGCGACTCATCGAGCCAGATCTTCAATACGCGGTACTCGGGAATGTCCGTCAGTACCTTGGAAAAGTGGTGCCACGGGAAGACAGAATTTTCTGGATCGCCCCAGTTGCCGAGGACGTTCTGTTGGTAGCCCGGACTATCTTCCCCACCGTATTGATCGATGTAAAAACGCCGTCTCTCTTCGCTCCACCACGGATGAGGCATTTGAGTTTTTGACCAGTGGAACTTTCGGAATTCAAGATCTTTTTCAACGCCTCCGTCATCACCCACCTCTACCTTCCCCTCTGCACGGTTGCAGAGCTTGAAAAACGCTGTCGATCGATCCCCATCCGGCACGGAGTAAACCCGATGGACACAGCCCGGCTTTGAGGCACGCCAAAATTCCTTCCAGATATCGTTGTTCTTGGCTTTCGCCGCCTCATCGAAGATCGAGAACGTGCGAACGTGGACACCACGGAATGCTTCACCGTCGTAGCCGGCCGGGCGGAAGTCGATCTTGAAACGATTGGAGAACAGCATCGAGTGGTGCGGGTGTTTGCGGTGCCTGATCAGTGATCGCGCAAGATCCGGATTCAGGTTGAACTGATCCACGATCGCATCGATGATCTCGACCAGATGAACGAACATCGGAGCCGCTACAAGACCGCTACCCGCCGAAACAGTGAGAGCTTTCCACAGGATGAATGCGATGATCTCGCGGGTCTTGCCGACCTCCGATCCGCACTCATGAAGAGTGTTGCCCGGGTGGCGGATCGAGGGTTGCTGGTAGTCCCAAAACAGGTAGGGGAGATCCGGATCGTCGGCATCGCGAAGAAACGCGGCCGACCACAGCACGGGATCTTGCACGATGCACGCAAGCTGGAATTCCGCGAGGCTCTTGAAACCGGGAGGTAGTTCGCCCCGTGCAAGCTGGTGGTATGTCCAGTCCCATACCTTGAGCCAGTGTTCAAACTCCACACGCGGAAGAACGACTCGCTCCGAGAGAGAATCGAGCGAGATCGGAAGCATGGTGTCTTCGGTCGGTTTAAGCGTCATCGCCCTGCTTCTTCACGGCAGCGAGGTTCTTCCCGACTCCCGAGAGCAGATCCGCAAGGGTGGTCACGCCGCGATCTTCCATGTCGGCCCGGGCCCGGGCCCGGGGAGTGATGAGGAATGCTTCGGGAGTGAGCCCGAGATCCGAGACGAGCTTCGGCAAGGCCAGTAGTGCCGGATGCAGTTTGTACTCGACTTTCGTGAGATCACCATCCTTGTAGCTTTCCGATCGCACCAGCGATCCGTCTCGGAGAATATCTTCCTGTAGCATCTCCAAGATCTTCACGCTGTTTGCGATGTTCAGAGCCGCGACCTCTTGAAACGCTTCGGCGGTCGTAGGGTTTTTGATCGCATCTGCGACGGCATCAAAGACGTGCAGCAATTCGGCTGCATCGAGACAGTGCGATCCGGGCTCGGTAGCTCCTTCTTCGACCAGACGGCAAGGATAGCGTTCGCATGTGGAGAGGCATGGCTTGATACGGGTGACGAATGATTTGCTGTAGCGACCGTGACGGTAGGCGTTGCGGTTGTTCTCAAGCCCGGAGCGGGGCTGCTGTGCCGCCTCCTGCCGCTGTTTGAGAGCTTTTTCGGATAGGGTGTATTTGCGCCGGGGAACACGGACATGCGACGGGAGGCCGATCGACTCATCTTCGGGAGTTTCTTCGCCCCCTCCCCTCTCTTTCGCACGCTTCCTCTTGAGTTCATCGAGTCGCGTGAGTTCCGCTGAAAGGTTGGTCTTCCCCTCGCGGATTGCCTTGGCAATGTTGAGTTCAAGGGCTCGGATTAAAGCATCGGTCGTACCATCGTCTTCGCGCATAGGCACCTCCACTCACACCCGCATACCAGAAAATGCCTACACGATCTGGCAGATGGTGTGATTTTCATGCGCTTGATACGGCCCCGACTAGGTGGTAAAATCGTCGTGGGTCAGAAAGGGAGCGAGTATGGAACCACGGGAATTTATGAGAATCCAGAGTTCGCTGATCCTCACGAACAGGGAAATGGCGATTGCCTTGGATCAGTCGGAGAGAGCGGTGGAAAACTGGCGGGGCGGGATTTGCCGAATCCCGGGGTCGGTGGCGCGGCTGCTGACCATCTTTGAGTCAAACCCGGATCTGATCAGGCAGTACCGGGCCCCCCGGCCGATTCGCCGGCATTAAGAAAAAAGGCCGACTCGGGAGAGTCGGCCTTTTTTTTCAGTACAGAGCTACGATCTTCACATCCTCATACAGTGGTTTCGACCGGGCGAAGACACACTGTATTTCGGACTGCGCAAGTATCCTGCCGATATCGATCATCACAACACGATAACCATACCCAAGCAGAATCTTGTACTCCTTCTTCGTGAACCATCGTCGCAGTTGCTTGAGAGTCGGACACCCGCACCCGGCATATTCCCAAGTGTGGGGTGCGGTAAATATCGTCTTACCGAATTCCGCCTGTACCGGGGGGAGATTACAGAGATCCGGCCGATCTTGCACCCACAGATGGGAGAAACCGGGTCGCCACGGCCCCCGGCCTTCCCTGTCCTGCATCCGAAAAACGTGGGTTATTTCTTCACTCACTGCTTATCCGGATCTTGACCCATGACAGTCTCGGTCTGAATCTGTACCGGCACCGATTTCGTCACTCGCGGCACCTTGCCGCATCCGGAGCATTCCCTGTGCATTGCTTCTAGCTCGGTGAGTATCTTCCCCATCTTGGCGTTATCCTTCTTCATGCGGCCGATAGTTCTTTTCCACCGTATCGTATCGATGGCGATATGGGTGAAGAATCCCGCGAAGAAAAAAGCGATAGGATCGTGCGTGAGTTCACCTACCTTGAAATACGCCACGGCCATAACCGGCCCGAGGAAATAGATCGGATTGTTGAATATCCACTTGACAAGTCCCAAACT